GGGATGCCCGCCAAGGTGCAGGCCGCGCCCAAGGTGGTCGAGAGCTTCTATGCCTCGGCAGCGTGGCGCGGGCTGGTCGAGGATCGCAAGCGCGACCCGGACTATGCGCTGGCGCGGGCGCGGGCAAAGAAAGGCGAGCGGCTGATCCTCGACCATATCCGCGAGCGGAAGGACGGGGGCGCGGACCTCGATCCGGCGAATACGCAATGGCTCACGTTCGGCGAGCATCAGGCCAAGACGGCGGCGGCGCGGGCGCGGCGGGCGCGGGGGCTGGCGGGCTGACGGTGTCGCCGCGAGGGGGGGGGTGGGTCAAAAGTCTGGAGGGGCGGTCGCCTGTGCACCGCATCCGTTCTCACTGAGGGATTTTTTTGTGGCGGATTGGGATTTCGACTTGTTGGGCGATCCGATCCCCGAGGGGTTCGGTCGCCGGGGTCGGCCCGCCCATATCCCGACGCTGGAAAATCGCCGTAAAGTCATGGTTTTGGCCGCGTTCGACAAGAACGAGGAGCAGATTGCGGCGGCGCTTTCGATCACGCCGCCGACTTTGCGCAAACATTATTTTCGTGAACTGCGCGACCGGCTGGAGGCGCGCCAGCGCCTGGAAGGCAAGCTGATGGCGGCGCTGCTGACCGAGGTCGACAAAGGCAACGTCTCCGCGATCGACAAATTCTTGAAGCGCCTCGACCGGCACGACCTGGCGACCGGCGCGGTGGTCCGGTCCGGCAAGGCCAAGCCGCCGAAGAAAGGCAAGAAGGAGGCAGCGGTCGAAGCCGCGCACAGCGCGCATGAGGGAACGCCGTGGGGCAACCTGCTGAAGCACTGAGCTGGGATTTTGCCTGCCCAGATTGGGCGGATCGGCTCCGGCAGGGCAAATCGCTGCTGCCGCCCTTGCCGCTGAACGATAACGAGGCCCAGCGGGCCGTCGATATATTCAACAATCTGCGGTTGCCCGACGTGCCCGGACAGCCGCTGCTGGCCGAGGCGGCCGGAGAATGGGGCCGCGATATCGTCCGGGCGATCTTCGGATCGCTGGTCAACGGGGTGCGCCATGTCCGCGAGGTCATGGCGATGGTGCCGAAGAAGAACGCCAAGACGACGAACGGCGCGGCGATCGCGCTGACGGCGCTGCTGATGAACGAGCGGCCACGCGGCGAATTCGTGCTGGTCGGGCCGACGCAGGAGATTGCCGACACGGCGTTCCAGCAAGCGTCCGGCATGATCGATGCGGACCCGTTCCTGAAGCAGCGCTTCCACGTCCAGGAACACAACAAGACGATCTTCGATCGGGTGAACAAGGCGCGACTGAAGATCAAGACATTCGACATGAAGGTCGCGACCGGATCGAAGCCGGTCATGGTCCTGATCGACGAACTGCATCTGATGGGGGCGATCAGCTTCGCGGCGCGCGTCATCGCCCAGCTGCGCGGCGGCATGATCGCCAACCCGGAAGCCTTTCTGGTCATCATCACGACGCAGAGCGACCTGGCTCCGGCGGGGGCGTTCAAGACGGAACTGGATTATGCGCGCGCGGTGCGCGACGGCCGGATCAAGAATGGCCGTATCCTGCCGCTGCTGTATGAATTCCCCGAGGCGATGCAGATCGGCAAGGAGAAGTCGTGGCAGGATCCGCGCAACTGGCCGATGGTGTTGCCCAATCTGGGCCGATCGCTGACGCTGGAGCGGCTGATCGAGGAATATCATGCGGCTGTGGACAAGGGGCCGGCGGAAGAGCGGCTGTGGGCTTCGCAGCATCTGAACGTCCAGATCGGCCTGGCGCTGCATACCGACCGGTGGCGCGGGGCGGACCATTGGGAAGCTGCCGGGGTGCCGAAAATCCGCACGTTGGCCGCGATGCTGGCGCGATGCGAGGTCGCGGTGGTGGGGATCGACGGCGGCGGGCTGGACGATCTGACGGGCGTCTGCGTTCTGGGTCGCGACAAGCGCAGCAAGGCGTGGCTCTACTGGAACCGGGCCTTCGCTCATCGCAAGGTATTGAAGCTGCGTCAGGAGATCGCGCCGGCGCTGGAAGATTTCGCTAACGACAATGACCTCATGTTCTGGGGTGACGCCGACGCGGTGGCCGATGTCGCCACAATGCTGGACGATGACGGCGACGATGCCTCTGCGAACGCCGCCGCCATGGCCGCTCGTGAGCGATCGGACGCGGACATATTCGCGATCGTAGCGATCTGCCAGCAGGTCCGCGATAGCGGGCTGCTGCCAGAGCATAATGGCATCGGGGTCGATCCCGCCGCCATCGGCGCGTTGTTGGATGCTCTGGTCGAAGCACAATTCACGCTGTCGGACGGTGGCGGCAAGGGGGTGGTCACCGCCGTATCGCAGAGCACGACGAACCTGTTTTCAGCCATCAACACGATGGAGAGAAAGCTGGAGGCCGGGACAGCCGCCCATGGTGGAACCCGGCTGATGGCGTGGTGTGTGTCCAACGCGAAAGCCGAGCTAAGAGGAAATGCCGTGCACATCACCAAGGCGGCGGCCGGCAAGGCGAAGATCGACCCGCTGGTCGCGTCCTTCGTCGCGACCAAGCTGATGGAGCGCAACCCTGAGGCGCACGCGGTCGATATCGACGGCTTCCTTGCGACAGGCGCGATGTTCGCATGAGCATTTATTCGGTCATCACCGGCTGGATGCAGTCGATGGGCGCGCCGGCGCCGGCGAAGCTCGACGGCCATCGCCAGGATGTCGAGCATGTCATCCGCTATGGCGGTGGGACGTTCGCCAACAAGCGGGTTTCGGCGGATACGACCATGTCGTTGTCAACCGCATGGGCTTCCGTCCGGTTGAACGCGCGCACGATCGGGTCATGCGGACGAAAGATCTATCGCCGCAACAGCGCCTTGCAGCGCGAAATCGCCGAAGACCATCCGTTGCACCGCGTGCTGGCCATCAGCCCCAATAGCGACCAGACGCCGATGGAGTTCTGGGAGGGGCAGGCGACCGCTCTCAACCTGCGCGGCAATGCCTATGCCCGCATAGGCCGGCGCGGGGATGGGCAGGTGGTCGGCCTATGGCCCATTTCACCCGACGCGATCGCCGTTTATCGGACGGCCGACGGCGAACGGCGATACAGGCTGGCAGGCGGAGAAGAGCTAGGATCGCGCGATATCTTTCACCTGCGCGGCTTCGGCGCGGGCGGCGATCTCGGCTTGTCGCCCATCCAATATGGGCGGCAGACGCTCGCGACGGCCCTCGCTGCGGAAGAAGTGGCGGGCAGTACCTTCGCGTCGGGCTTGCAGGTAGCGGGTTTCGTCGAAATGGCGGCGGGCACCAAGCTCACGCCGGAACAGCGGCAGCAGATTGTCGAACTGTTCGAGAAGTTCGCCGGCTCGTCGCGTGCTGGGAAGGTCATGCCGCTAGATCCGGGCATGAAGTTCTCACAGCTGAACATGAGCCCGGAAGATGCGCAGTTGCTCGATACGCGCCGGTTTTCGGTGGAGGAGATATGCCGGTGGTTCGGGGTCTTTCCGATCCTGATCGGCCATGCGTCCGAGGGTCAGACGATGTGGGGCAGCGGGGTCGAGCAGATCGTCCTGGCATGGCTGACATTGGCCCTGGGCACCGAACTGGAGCGGATCGAGCAGGCGATCGAAAAGCAGTTAATCCTGCCCGCCGAACAGGGCCGCCTTTACGTACAGCACAATGTCGAGAGCCTGTTGCGCGCCGATAGCGCAGCCCGCGCGCAGCTATATTCATCGCTGGGCCAGAACGGCGTCATGAAGCGCAACGAAATGCGGGCGAAAGAGAATCTGCCGCCGGATACCAGCCCCGGCGCTGACATGCTGACCGTGCAATCGAACCTGATCCCGCTCGATCAGCTGGGCCAGCAGCCAGCGCGGGCGGTCCAGCCCGCGCCCGGTGAACCGATCTGAGGATATCGACATGAGCGAATTAGGCTTCGGCTTCGAGATCAAGGCAATCGACGAGGCGGGATATATCGCGGGCGTCGCGGCCGGCATCGGCAATGTCGACTTCGGCGGGGACATGATCATGCCCGGCGTCATGACCAAGGCGGTCGCAGGTCGGGACTCTGTTCCGATGCTGCTGTTTCACGATCACAAGCGGCCTGTCGGATCTTGGGGCAAGTTCACCGAGAACGGCTCTGGCTTCGACGTGGAAGGCCGCTTCGCCATGAAGGCGCGCGCCGGACAGGAGGCGCACGCCCTGGCCGAGGCGAAGGCGCTGTCGGGCCTTTCGATCGGCTATCGGACGTTAAAGCATCGGTTCGAAGGCAAGATCAGGCAGCTGCAGGATCTGCTGCTGCATGAGGTGTCCCTCGTCCCGGTCGGCATGAATGACCGGGCCGTGGTGACCCAGATCAAATCCATCGTGGAAGCCGGCGGGATGCCGACTGTCCGCGAATTCGAGGAGTTCCTGCGGGATGCAGGCGGCTTCTCCAAGTCCGTGGCCGCAGCCATCGCGGCCAAGGCGACGCCGCATCTTCGGGGGGAGCCCGAGGTCAAGGCAACCCCCGACGTCTTCTGGGCCGCGATCGACGCGGCGCTGAAGCCCTGACCCGAAAATTTCACAAGGACACGACAATGCGAAAGACGATCAGCATCAACGCCGCGACCGCGGCGCTTATCGGCATGCCCGCAATCGGCGTGATGACGCCGGCGGAGCGCGCCAAGGGTCGATACCTGCGCGACGGTAACGGCCACCCCAATGGCGGTGCGCAGATGACCCCCGAACAGCTGGGCAAGTTCGTCAAGGACGCGCTCGACGAGGTGAAGAAGATTGCCGATGGCGCCGAAAAGGAAGTGAAGCGCGTTGGTGAACTGTCCGCCGAGACGAAGAGCGCCGCTGACGCTGCCCTCCTCAAGTTCAACGTCCTCGACGAGCTCAAGAGCCGCGTCGATGACATGGAACAGCGGATGACTCGCCCCGGCGGCGCGGGCCTGGGTGACGAAGTGAAGAGCTTCGGCATGCAGGTTTCGGAAAGCGATGCCATCAAGGCGCTGGCGAGCAAGGAGCGTCCTTCGGCCCGCATCGAACTCAAGGCGATCACCACGGCCAACAATTCCGCCGGCGGCTTCATCGTATCGCAGCGCGAAACGGAGCCCGTCAGCATGCCGCGTCGCCCTGACATCATCATGCGCGATCTGCTGACCGTCATGCCGATCGAAACCGGGTCGGTCGATTATCCCAAGCAGTCGGTGCGCACCAACGCCGCCGCACCCGTCGCGGAAGGCACCGCAAAGCCCTACAGCAACTATGGCTGGACGCGAGCGACCGCTCCCGTGCGCACCATCGCGCATCTGGCAAAGCTGACGCGGCAGGCGCTCGACGACGCGCCGCGCCTGCAGGCAGAGGTCGATAGCGAGATGCGCTACGGCCTGGCGCTGGCGGAGGACAGCCAGATCCTGCTGGGAGACGGCACCGGCGAGAACCTGCTCGGTCTCTATCCGCAGGCGACCGCCTATGCCGCACCCTCGGGTATCTCGATCGCCACTCCGAACAAAATGGACAAGTTGCGGCTCGCCATGCTGCAGGCTTCGCTTGGCCTTTATCCGGCGGATGCGATCGTGCTGCACGAAACCGACTGGACGGACATCGAACTGACGAAAGACTCCAACGGCCGGTATATCTTCGCCAACCCGACGGGCATCGCCGGGCCGGTGCTTTGGGGGAAGCGCGTCGTTTCAACCGTTTCCATGGCGCAGGGGACATTCCTAGTCGGCGCGTTCAAGGTCGCAGCCACGCTGTACGACCGCCTCAAGCCCGAGGTGCTGATCTCCAGCGAGAATGCCGACGATTTCGAAAAGAACCTGCTGACCATGCGGTGCGAAGAGCGCCTCGGTCTTGCGGTGAAGCGCCCCGCCGCACTCATCAAGGGGCCGTTCGCGAACAGCTGACCCTCCTGACGGGCGGCCTCTGCCGCCCGTCGCCTCCTGATCGAAGGAAGAGACATGAAAAATTTCTATGTTCTCCAGCCCCATGTGGCGGGAAACGACAAATATGCTGTCGGCGACCGGCGCCTGGCCGACGAGAATGAGGTGCAGCACCTCATCGAACTGGGTGTGCTGGGCGACAAGAAGCCGGATGTCCCGCAGGAATCTGTCCAGCAGGCGCTGGACGTGTCCGCCAGCGAGGACATCGCATCGCTGATCGCCCAGCTGGGCGAACGCCAGTCGGCCGTCGACCGGCTTCATGTGGAGCTGGATCAGCTTCGACAGGACCATGCCGCCGCCATCCACGCGGCGCAGGATCAGCACGACGCGGCCCTTGCCGCTGCGAACGCCCGCGCCGACGCGGCCGAAGCCAAGATCGCCGAACTCGAAAAGGCGGCGCCTGCTTCCGCAGGCAAGCAGAGCAAATAAGTGCGCGTCACCGTCATCACGCCGCCTGCCCCTGTTGTGACATGGGAAGAGGCGAAGGCGCATCTGCGCCTGGATGGCGACGATGAGCAGGTCATGGTCGAGGGACTGATCGCGGCGGCCACGGCCAACATCGACGGTCCCTCGGGGTGGCTGGGGCGCGCGCTCGGCCTCCAGACGCTCGAACTTCGGATGGATGCCTTCGGTCTCGATGCGATCGCGTTGGAATATCCGCCGGCGGTCGATGTCGTGTCCATCGAATATGTCGATGCTGCTGGCGTGATCGCCCTGCTCGACGAGGACGAGTTTGAACTGGTCGGCCAGTTGCTGCGCCCGGCATGGACGAAATCATGGCCGAGTGCGCAGTGGCGCGGGTGCGATGGCGAAGCCGTGCGCATCCGGTATCGCGCCGGCTATGTCGTCAACCCCAACGCGGATCCGATCGTGCCGAACATCCCCGCGCCGATCCGCGCCGCCATTCTGCTGATGGTGGGCGATCTATACCGCTTTCGCACTACGGCGTCCGACATGAACCTGGCCCCGTCGGCCATCCCGATGTCCATGACGGTCGAGAGCCTCTTGCAGCCGTTCAGGGTCTATCGCTGATGTCGCTTGATCCCGGCAATCTCGACCGTCGCGTGCGTTTCGAGCGCCCCGTTGCCGCCGTCGGCTTCAACGGCGCGGGATCGGGCACATGGGCGCTGGTCTGCGAAGTCTGGGCCAATGTGCAGGACATGCTGCCGAGCCGGGGCGAGCGCATCGCCGACGGCGTGAACGTCAGCAATCGGCCGGCCCGGGTGCGCGTGCGCTACCGCGATGGCCTGACCTCCACCATGCGCATCGTCGTGGGCCGGAACGTCAAGGATGCCGACGGCCACCCGCAGTGGCAGGCGGACCGTATTTTGCAGATCGTCTCTGGCCCGGCTGAACTCGGTCGGCGCGAGACGATGGAGTTCATGGCCGAAGAATATCGGCCGGCGGGCAATCCCGCCTGATGCCGACGCGCAGCGGGAAGGCGGAGGTGGACCGCTATATCAGCGGCATTCCCGCCGCCATGACCAAGGTGTTGCGCGGCGCTGGGCGCGCCGGGGCGAAGGTCATAGAGACAGAGATCAGGGACCGCACGCCATCCGATGCGGTTCGGGAGAATTTGCGGACGCGGACGAAGGCCGAGGACGGCCAGATCCGCGTGACGATCGACGTCAAGCCCGGCTGGGGGCGATCGGTCGGCACCTGGCTGGAGTGGGGCACGTCGCCGCACTTCATCAGCGTCGACGACCGTCAGCGTGCGGGGCGCAGCGTGGGCCGGATCAACCGGCAGCTGCGCGATGCGGGCGGCGATCATTCGCTGGTCATCAACGGCCAGTTTGTCGGCGCGACGGTGTTTCATCCTGGCGCGCGGCCGCATCCCGCCTTTCGGCCCGCGCTCGACGCCAAGGAGGCCGAGGCGATCGCGGCGGCGCAGGGCTACATCAACGCGCATGTCGGCCCCGCAGGCATACGCGGCGGCGAGGAAGGGAACGGCGAATGACCGGGCCGGACATCATCGGTGCGCGGCTGCTGGCCCATGCGCCGCTGCTGGGCCGTGTCCCCGTCGAGCATATCAAGGGCGGCATGCTGCCCGACGGGATTGGCCTGCCCGCCATCCTGGTGCGCACGGTGAGCCTGATCGATCGGCAGACGCTGGCCCGCGAAGACTGGGTCCGCTCGACGGCGCGCGTATCGGTGACGGTGCGGGCCGCCAGCTATGTCGATCAGACCGACATCATCGCGATGGTGCGCAGCTGCTGTCCTGGCGCCTTCGCGGCGATCGGCGGCGCGATGCGCGTGTCGATCCTGACCGACAGCCTGGGCCCCGACCTGATCGGCCCGGGCAACAGCTTCGAGCAGGCGCAGGATTTCAAGGTTTCGTTCGACGCGCCCGCCTGATCTTCAAGGAGCACATCATGAGTAAAACCACGCAAGCCTTCGTCATCCGCGACTTCACCGACGCCGGCACGTCGACCAACTATGCCGCCGGCGCGATCCTGCCGATCGAGGCCGGCGCCTACGCCAATTTCGAGGCCGCCGGCCTGGTCCGCCAACCGACCGGCGACGACATCAAGGCCCCGGCAAAAGCCGCCGCCGATGACAGCAAGGGCGCGAAAGCGAGCGCCTGACACCGATCGTCCGGCAGACCGGACGTTGATCTGCCGGCTGCGCCGGCTCGCCCAAGAGGAGAATGAAGATGGGTTCCAGCACTGCGGCGGGCTCGAAGCTCGCCATTTCGGCCGCCTTGCCGGCCACGGAAGACGCGGCGGGCTACGCCGCGCTTACGTACACGGCGATCGGGGGAATCGAAAAACTCGGCCCGATTGGTCCGGTCGCCGCCAAGGTCGAATTCCAGCCGCTCGACGGTCCCAAGGAAAAGCATAAGGGCTCGGTCGATTACGGCTCCATCAATCCGCCGATCGCCATCGACGAGGCCGATGCTGGCCAGACCCTTCTGCGCACCGCCGCGGCGCCCGGCAATAATGCCCTCTATTCGTTCAAGGTCACCTATCCGAGCGGCTCGGTGCGTTATTCGCAAGGCCGGGTGTTCGGCTTCCCCGAAACGGTGGACGGCGCCGATACCGTTCTGATGGCCAACCCGACCATCGAGTTCTCGAAAAAGCTCATTCAGGTCCCGCCGACCTGATCCCCGATATTCCGGCTTGATGCCGGTCCCTGCGCATCGCCCGTCCGCGCCTCGCGGGTCTCGGGCGGGCGGTGCACATCCTCCACCCGCGAAAGGTTTTTCCATGCAGATCAAGTCCCTCGCCGTCTCCGCAACCGCATTTCTCCACCTCAAGGGCCCGGGCGGCGCTTTCCTGTACGAAGCCGACGAGCCTGTCGGCATCGACCTCTTCGGTCCAGGTTCCCCCGAGTTCAGCCGGATCGAGGAGCGCCAGTCCGCGCGCGCGATCCAGCGCATGCAGGACAATGACGGCAAGATCACGCCGGTGCCGATCGCGCAGCGGCGGCAGGAAGAGGCGCAGGACCTCGCCGCGCTGACGGCCGGGTTCCGCCATATAGAGGTCGACACGCTTGCCGGCGCCGCCCTGTATGAGGCGGTCTATTCCGATCCGTCGCTGGGCTGGATCAAGACGCAGGCCGCCAGGTTCGTGGGCGACTGGGGAAAGTTCTCGAACAGGTCGCCGACCAGCTGAGCCTTTACGTCCGGCAGATGGCGTGGCTCAACGCCACGCCCAAGCCGGACCCGCGAACGAAACGCGCGCAATATGCCGACAGCGCGCCGCCGCCGATCAGCCGCATCGACGACCTGAAAAGGTACAAGATCACGCCGCAGATGCCGCCGAACCCGGCGCCGCACATCATCAACCGGCTGGTGGAAATCGGGCTGACCGAGGCCGCCGGCATGGGCGCGGCGCCGCTTAGTTGGCGCGAGATCGATGCGTGGTGCAGCCGCACGCGGATCGACCTGTCGCCATGGGAGGCCCGGCTGATCCGCAAACTGTCGGTCGAGTATCTGGCCGAGAGCCGCCGCGCGGAGAGCGAAAACTGTCCGCCACCCTGGCGAGCCGCGATCACGCAGCGCGAGATCGACATGGAAGAGGCCAAGCTGCGGATGGTGCTGGGGTAACCAGGCGCTGGGCGCGAACGATCATTTTTCAACGCATGAGGAGGCACGCACATGGATGACGCTGGCGCGCCGACTCTTGGCGTTGGCTTCCTGATCGAGACCGGCAGTTCCTATGACGAACTGCTTCGCATCCAGCAAATCATGGGATCGACCGAGGCGAAGGTCTATGCCGACGCCGCGCGGATTGAGCAGGCCACAAGCGGCATGGTCAATCTGAGCGGCGCGACCGGCCAGGTCACGTCCTTTGGAAGCGCGGCGACGCGCGAGATGCAAAATGTCGCGCGCGAGACGAGCCGGGCGGAGAAGTCGGGCGAAGGCATGGTTCGCCAGCTCAACCGTCAGATCGAGACGTTCGGCAAAACGGCGTCTGAAATCCGTCAAATGCGTGCCGAATTGCGCGCTGTCGAAGCGGAGGAGCGGGGGCTGACGGAACTGGCCGGTCGCATCCGGGCCGCGAGCGCCGCCATGGATCAGCTGGAAGGTTCTAGCGGTCGTGTCGGCGCGACATCGCGGCAGACCGCATTCGCCATGCGGTCAGTGGCGCTGCAAATGCCGGACATCGTCGGCGGCCTGTTGACGGGCCAGAAACCGATGCAAGTCCTGATCCAGCAGGGCAGTCAGATCGCGCAGATCGGCATGATGGCCGAAGGCGGGTTGAAGGGCATGGCGGCCCAGATCGCCCGGGCATCGCTGGTATTTCTGCCCTTCACCGCTGCGGTCGTGGCCGGCGCCGTGGCGATCAGGGGGCTGCAATCGGCCGCGAATGACGGGGCCGACATGAAGGCCTATGCCGCGTCGCTGGGCCTGACGCAGAAGGAAATCCGCCACCTCACCGACCTGCACGTCACGTTTGGCGATACCGCGAAAGCCGTTTTTCAGGTCGCGGGCGATGCCATCTGGTCGTCGATCGGCCCGTCGGTGGGCCGCGCGCGCGACGTCATGGAGGAGTGGATCGCGTGGATCGGAACCGGCGCGAAAGCCGGCGCCAACTATCTGATCGGCAGCTTCGTGGGAGCCTATAACCTAATCACCAAGGCGTGGCAGCAATATCCCGCCGTTGTGGGCGAGGCGTTTACCGGCGCGGTCAACGCCGCCGTGGATGCGCTGAACGCTCTGATCCGCAAGTCGGTGGAGGGCCTCAACGGGTTCATCCGGTCGGCGAACGCGATCCTGCAATCGGTGGGCATGAAGCTGCCGGAAGTCAGCGCGCCGCAGAT